CAAGATAATTAGAAAGATTGCCAGCCATTGTTATGCCTCCACACTATTATAATATATCTTCTTTTCTTCGTCAGTCGCTCTTCTAAAAAGTCCCATGTTAAATAATCTTTCGGCATCATCAGCCGGCCATTCTTTCATTGGATTCTGATATGTAAATGAAGTTCCATCTACAAAAGAATACACACTTCCTTCAAAGTAAACAACAACTTTCTCACCCCAACTAGTCGATGCCGACTCTACTTTTTTTGGTTTTTGTTTTGTCGTTTTCTTTGGGGCAACATCTTCGCTTTTAATTATATTATCTGTCATAGGGCTCCTATTATGTTTTTGGCGGAGTGGGATGTTTCCCCACCCCGCCATCAACATTAACTAGTTATTATCAGAGTGTGCGCAACTTCACATTCTTTGCAAGTACATAGTGATCAGAATGTTCAATCTGACACCCTACTCTGAGGAATTGCGTATACTCAATTGTGTCTGTCTTGGGCTGGAATTGACGATACACTGTGATGTCTCTGTGCATGCCCACAATCTTGTTATTGGGGAAAATCAATTCAATAAAGCCGTGACTACCGGCCGCACCGGAGTAGTCACCAGCCACTGTTTCCGGCATAAGTGGGATTTCCACTAGCGGAATGCCATATGGCGCAATGCCTGTTGCACCAGGACCACCGTTTGCACGGACAGACCCCTGCAAGAACGCTTGCTCACCAAATGTTGAGCCAGGAGCCGGAGCACCTGCCGTTGCAGCAGTTGCAGTGTTCGGATTCTGCAAGCTAAATGAAACATCTTGCACAATACCGGGACCACTAAAGAAACGCAGTTCATTGCGCTTCTGCAAATACTTTGTCGGCATGTTTCGCAGAATACGATCAAACGTTGCACGGCTAACATTGTTGCCGCCTTCATCAACGATTTTCGTACCCGTAGAACCAGCCGCCGCAACAGCCAACTTGAGATAACCATCAAGCGCCTTGAGAAGAGCATTGGACGAAGATGTGTTGCCATTGATCAACAAATCATCCAAGTCATTGGCTGTTTGACGAGCCATAACCTGAGCGATGTGATCTTCTAACGAAGCACCCTCGATATTGTCTTCCAGGGACTCTGTGCTGAGCGCCCAGTCAAGACGAAGCTTAACGCTGGAGAGCGAAACCTTTGAGAAGGTAACAGCTGCATTTGTACCAGTGTTGCTCGCCTCAGTTGCCTTGGCAAGTAGACGCTCACCAATTGACAACTTATCAATTTCAACTGACGGTGTGCGCATGCGCACAACGCGAACGTTCTTCATCAGAACGGATTGATCCACTACGAAATCTAGAAAGCGATTTGACTGCTCAGGCTTGAGCAGACCACCGCTTGCATTGCCGACGACGCTCGTAGTGACTTCGCCGGCCTTAGAAAGAATTTCTTCCTGTGTTGGCATATTTAAGTCCTCCTTGTTATGACTTATAACCCAAAGACTCAATTAGAGCCTGAGGTAGATAAATGTTGTTCCAGACCGACTGTGGAGTAGACTTAACAACCGTCTCCTCTTCATCGTTGTCTTCGGGGTCAACACTCTTTTTAACAGCGCCAGCGTTTGCAATTTCTTGAACCTTAGCAGTCTGTTCTTGCAGAGCCTTCTCAGTTGTTTCCAACTTTTGAGCAAGTTCTGTTTTTTGCGATTCTAGGCTTTTTGCAACATCATCGATCTTGGCAGCAACATTTGCTTCAACTTCAGCCTTAAGCGAAGTGGCAAAGTCGTTAAGCTTCTGATCAATGACGGAGCCAAGAACTTCTTTTAACATTTCAATATCCATTTCTTGTTCCTCCATTTGTTCAGTGTGTACTGCTGCCTCCGATGTGGCTTCAGCATCGTCAGTTTTATTAAGACTGACATCGCTTGGCTCCGAACTAAGCCAAGCAACAAACTTTTTAACAAGTGATAATTTATTTTCATCACCATTAATTAAATTATCCATAGGGTTTACCTTATCATATTTTACATCATTTAGCAATCCAATTTCGGGATTTTCTTCATTTTCTAAATCAATACCCTCAAAATAGGTCTTTCCCTGCTCAATAACGTCACCTAGATCATCAAAGATGGTATCTAGTAATACTTCAATTGCTGCCTCATCTGCGTCTAAATCATAATCTTCATTCATGTCAACCAGACCAGAAGTGCTCCCATCAAACTTCTTTGTTTCCTTTTGCCTTCTATATCTTTCTAAAAGCCTTCTTCCCTTTGCCGCAAGCCGTGCAGCAGCAGCAGCATCACTTGGTACTGGCTCCCCCCAAGCAGCGGCTGAAAGAGCAAGCCTTGTTGGTTGCCCGTTTGGTTTCTTCATTGGGCCAGAAGGGTTGGTAAAGAATCTTGTTAAGAACGAACCCTTTCTGCGCATTTTTTCTGGAGTATCTGTAGCACCCCTGACTCCGGGCTTTAAGTTAGCGCCTTCAGTTTGTTTAAAGTGTCTTCTCCCAGCAGCGGTTAATCCACCCTTGGGATCTTTCAAAGGTTGTTTCTTTTCAAATTCTTCTTCCAATAGCTCTAGAACATATTCTAGAACACCGGCATTATTTTTCTTGACAAGATCGATTATCGCCATTGCATTTGCTGGATTGTCAACGAGACTAAGTTCACCTAAATTGTATTCTTTAATAACATACACTGGTCTACCATTGTGAACCTTGTTTTGCATTATCTCTTTTTTCAAAATTTTTCCGCCAATTGAAAATGCACGAAGTGTTCCGTCAAGAATTTTTTGCCAAGTGCTTTCTGCGCCTTTTGAAATATATGCCTCAACCTGAATTGCATTATATTCTTCACCATCAACACCTTTCATTTTAATTGCTTTGTGACTAATCGCTCTTCCAACAGCAACCGGGGCATGCATCTCTCTAATGTTGCCTTGCCAGTTTTTAAATGCGTCAAGTGATGCGCTAAAATCTACAAGATCGCCAACTTTGTCAACATTGTCTGCTGTGGCAACACCAGTAACAATTCGTTCTTCTTTCTTGACCATATCAATTGGAAAGGTCATATTAAAATTTGTCATAAAAGATGTACTCCTAAGTGTATGCTATAAATCTATTATATAGCAAATCAGCCAAGTGCAAAGACTGCAACCGTTACATTGGCAGTTACAACTTGAAATTGAGTGTAGTCACCCTCAACCTTAACATAATCCTTATTTGCTGGAATTAAAATCTGGTGTGGACCACCATTAAGTTTAATAACTGCATTTGTAGAAGCATGTGTGTTGAGAAAGTTAATACTTGTTGTATGACCAACAAGGGTTACAGTATTTGCCGTACTGTCAACGCCAGCATTGGAATAAACAATTCCCATTCCGCTATTCATTCTGCACCTCCTGCATTATCTTGATTTTCTCCCCTTTCGGCTTGATCACCCGATTCTCTTGGGTCGGAACTTCCTTCTGGGGTATCGGCTCTCGCATTTCTGGGCTGAGATGCTTCATTGTTGGAATTTCCAATTGGAGCACCGGGACCAGACTGTTCTTTTTTAACCTTAGATGGGAACGGAAGCACCTCATCACCATCTGCTCGCTCTGGTAAGCCAAGAGCAGAGCGAACTTCGTTCGGCGCAATAACTTCTGTTCTCAAATATCTGTCATTAATTCTAGACTGAATATCTTCATCAATCAAGTCAATCTTCTTAAATCTTAAAACAAATAGATCGGTAAACTCTGCCATTATCCTATTTATCTTCTTTTCAATAACCGATTGATCTGGTCCAACGACCTGCATCTTAAATGTTTTATCTGAGTCTCTAGACACGGCGAGGTTTGCATTATCATATACACCAACTTTGGGTGCTGGGACTCGATTGGCAACAAGAATTTCGTCCCTATTTGATTTTCTATATTTATCAAATGAGGCATCCTGAACGCCAGCTTCTAGTTTTTCAAAACGGATATCGCTATCAGCGCCAATAGAGGCAGGAATTGGAATAACAAGAGTACCATGATTGCGACCTTTAACTTCTTTTCTAAAATAATTAATAAGTTCTTGCTTGGATTGATTGCTTAATTTTGCACCCTTAACTATAACGGCATACCGAGGAATAGCTTTATTTTCAAAATAGTCAATATTATATTCTTTTGCAAATTTATCGCCAATAATTGCAGCGGCAGCAGACACCGAAGAAGGAACACCGTAATATGTATTTTTAGGAGTGTAAATTTTAAAATGAATAATTTCATTGGGTCTGGGATCCGTATTGATTGGGTCTTCTGTTTTTTCATCACCGTAGTTTCTAAAGAAGACTGCCGCAATTTTACTCGTCCTTGCGATTTGGACAAACCCATCTCTTTTTCTCCTTACCCGAACAAGGGTTGCTGGTATATGACCAATATATCCTATCTTGCCGGAATTGTTTCTGCCAATCTCTAAATATCCATTACCAACAGTAAGAACATCTTGCCAAACTTTAATCATTGTTTCAATAAAAGTTTCTTCAACATTTATATTTTCAAAAACCTCATCAAGCCTTTCTTTTTCGTCCTGGAGCATTTTGCGAACGCGACTAACCTTATCTGGATCACCCATTGCTTTTTCAATTTTTCTTTTTGATTTTGTTGTTTCTTCAAATTCAAAACCAACACCAACAGTATTCATAACTCGAGCCATAACAGAAGCATTGTGAATTGCGCTTGAATCAAACAACCCAGCAAGATTATCTAAATCGTATGGTGGATTAACAATATCATATAATGAATATCCATCAAGTGTTTCTGGATCAACATATTTTGTTTTAGTACCGTCAGCGCCTTCAAATTTTTTAGAAAACCTTAGGGCTTTCCTTTTCATCTTTGGAGATAGGGATGAAAAGGCAACTTTTGTAAAAGGATCTTCAATTAATGGAGTTGACTCTAAACCAAAATATTGAAGGTCTTCAATTTCAAAAGAATTCTCTTCATCTTCAATGTGTGTTAATTTATTCATGATGGCTTTGACAATTCATCAAAAAGATCTTCATATGGGTCTGCAACGAGACCATTGAGCATTCTTTCCATTTGATCGTCCCTCTCCTTGGATGTAATTTTTCTTGCCCCCTGAACCCAACTTATATGCCCTTCCTCGCTTCCGGTCCAATACTTTGCGGCTTCGGCAACTTTCTTTTCCACCCTTTCGTCATTGATAAAGCCCTCAGCGGATAATATACCATCCCCGTCACTAAGAGGGCGACCATCTGGCATAATCCAAATGCATACTCCATAAACCCTTGGTGGAACCCAGAACTTTTTGTCCTTGATAATATCATCGCTCATCAAAACCATTGTACACTACTTTTATTAAAAAAAGAATAAAAATGAAAAATACAGGTATGATTTTGGTTAACTGGGTGATAAATGTGACATAGATTGGTTTATTTTATTGGACATAAGCCCCCAACACACTCATCTAGGGTAATTTCCGAGTTTGTTATATCCGATTGAAGTTTTACAGAAAAATCAATTTTGCCCAATATTTTTACATATTCATCTTCTGTAATCTCTTCATATGGAGGAAGAGGAAAGTTGTGTTCAGTGTGGAGTAAAAACGACACTGATTTTACGGAATTATCATAATTTTTTTCTAACCATTCCTTAATCGCGGCCAGCTCTTCTTTCTTGTAATAGACGGTGACTGAAACTGCATTATCAGCCCAAAATGTTTGCATTTTCTTAACCCACTCAAGTTGCTCAATTGCTGTCATTTGATTTACAAGAATAGAATTCTCTGGGGATTTACATGGAAACTCAATAACATACCTTGTGTGATCTTCTCTTCCATCTAGTCCGACATCCCAAACGACTTTATAGCCTCGCTTTCTACATGCATCAACCAATGGATCGGCGGAACCAAATCTAACCCTTCGAATATAATATTTGGCAAAAGCAGGGTGTATGCCTGGAGTTACACCTGGGAGTAGTGATAGTGTTCCGGATGGTTGCACGGTGGTTAATCGAATTGATGTTGGCCAACCTTTTTCCTTGCTATATTGTTTATCAAAAGATTTAAGATTTTGATATGCATGAGATAACCATTCAATTTTTTCCGCCGAGCATTGCAATATACCAGTTATTGATTGCCCTAGTCGCGAGTTTTTATGAACAATTTTATTTGTTTTTTCATATGGATATGTTAGCCGAGTAATTTGCTTTTGTATCTTATACAAAAGAATTGAAATTTCTTTAAACTGCTCAAGCGAGTCAACATTTGGCAAAAAGATGGTCGAGAGATTACAGGACTCCCCATCAGCAAGTGTAATTTCAGCACATGGATTAAAACCATCAACTGAATTGTCTTGAGATATCTCTCCAAGCCTACCAACATTTCTTGAAAGTTTTCTATTAACAAGACCATATGGCTCACCAGACCCATCATAGCCCTTCCATAACTCTGTCATAATTTCGTCAAAAGAATCAGCATAAATAGAGTTGTTACTATTTGCTCTCCAAGCAGGAACTGAGCCAGATGACCAATTTTTTGCTCGCAAAAATAAAACATCGTCTGGGTCTCCAATTGCAATCTGTGCAGAGCGACGAGATGAGCCGGATACAACGATTCTACCAATAATATTGCAGACATCAAGAACATCTACCGAGCGAAGTTTCTTTCCTACTCTTTCATTTAACACTTTACAAATATCATCAATCCCATCTACCAGCGCTCCCGGTCCTGACGCAGTTCCACCAAATGTTTTTAGTGGCGCTCCAAACTCACGAATAAGAATTGTTGAATATGTAAAACCCCTGCCTGTTACAAAATATGATTCAAATACCTTGTTCAACAATTCTCTCCAGCCTTGGCGAGAATCCGGAACAATAAAATCTGCATCACTGCTACGTTCTGCTTTAATTGAATTAACTTCTTTTACTTTAGGTAAATCATGAATTTTTGATCTTTCTACAGAAAATCCAACTCCGCCACCCAACATTAGGTAATCAAATATTAATTTAAAATCTTCAATTTTTTCTATATTTGTAAAAAAACAATTATTTAATGATGTACCAGAAAATTTAGAAACAAGTGGCGTTCCTAGTTGCCATAGCGCTCTGCCAGCGACAGCACACCGTAAATTAAACATATGATCAAAAATCTGCTCGGCTTCTTGCTGTGTAAAGGGTACACCGATTTCTACTGCGCCATCAATAACTCTTTTGACTGTCTCAATCCAGGTTTCGCCTCTATTTTCATCCTCCACTCTGCGACTATATGTTCTTAAATAAACAATCTCTCCAAGACCGCCAAAACCCCAAGGGGGCGTTCGGGCATGATAAGAATTAATAAACTCATTAGTGAGTAATGACATGAAACCTCCGCCGGAAAATACAATTATAATCTCTAAAAAACCCAGAGTCAAAGAATAGTACTAAGGACTACGAAAAAGATTTTTCGTAAAAATCCAATCGCTCCAGAATCTTATCAGCCACCGCAGCCCACGACCAGTCCAAATGAAGAATTTTTGCAGACTTGACAAAAAATTTCTTGATTTCGTCATATTCGGAAACAACATTTTCCATTAGATCTAAAAGTTCATCGTAATCAGGACTTGCCCAATCGCCAGTGTCTGCAGAAAAACATTTGTCATTCCATGTTGCTTTTGTCATTTCTGCGCTCAAGGGAATTGCATATTCAGCAAAATCTGCACATCCAGTTGCATTTGTAACAATCGTGGGGAGTCCCGTTGCAATTGCTTCAAAAGGAATCATTCCAAAACCTTCACCCATCGTCGGATATATTAGACAATGTGCTTTGTGATATATATTGATTAAATCATCAAGACCAAGATTTTCTGGAATCGCGACAATTTGTGGATGCATTGAGGCCGGCAATAAACGACCATTAATGTACACTTCTGCCATACAAAATTTTTCATATTTTAAAATCAATTTAAAATCATTATTGCCTTCATATAATTCAAGAAATGCATCAACTGCCATTTGAGCATTTTTTCTTTTTGAATCTCCACCGATATGTAAAAAATTAAATGTTGATATTAGTTCCCGTTCAATAATTTTAAATTCTTCAGAAATTCCATGCGGGATAACATAAATATTTGCATTAACATTGTGTGACTCATAAACAGATTTAACGAAATTAGATGTTGTCCAAATCTCATCACACTGACGCATATTATCCAACCAGTGTAGTGGAATTTTTGTGGACTCCCAAGGGGTGTAGCCGATAGTGTATTTTGATTTAAATTGATAGTATGGGGCTGGGCAAAAATTTACATGATAATCAATATCTCCACGATTATAAAATACTCCACACTTTTTGGCTTGCAGAGCCCTAATTGTATACATTGCGGCGTTCACATAGCCGGGGCTAAACCAGTGCTCCCCGGAAGCATCGGTGCGATTCAAACTAAACCAACTAATTTTTTTCATTATTTTCCTTTTATTGAGATTTTTCAATTAGAGAAGAAACATTAATACATTTAACGCCTTTTCTCATCAAAGCACTTGCCGTGCCTGCGGAAATTTCACAACTAATTGGTTGGTTTGTAAAAACACATCTGGTGGCAGCCAGAAAAAATCCGTCAATCCGAATAATGCTGATATGTTCGGGGTCAAGTATAACAGCGGGCCCGTAATCATCAGATTCAACAACGGCGACGATCTGCATGTTATCTACCATAGCATTATTTTTGTTATTTTCATACCTTTCTTCATTTTTTTTTATTGTCCTGTATACTAGTATGCTTAGTATGAATGGTATACTAATTATATATAAATATGCTTAGTATGCTTTGCATGCTACGCATGCGTAAGCATACCAGATTTTTTGAGTTCACGTGACAAATTTCAACTTTTTCTGGTATGATTTTTTCAGGAGGTCTGTTATGAAGATTATTGTAGCAGTCATTTGGTTGGTAATCACTTCAGTATTGGTTAAATACTCACTGATTTTAGGATTCGATCATGATCCAGGAATCTGGGGACCCTTGCTGATTTCTATGACTATTCTTTGGCTATACTCTTTTTTTAAAAACCCAACAACTAGAGCAAAGTAATGCGTATAGTTAATTATGATGCAGATGTAGAGTATGAAGATATACCATCTCTTCAGGTTATAATTAAAGCAGTTCCTTTTGAAAAAAACTATGTTCCATCATTGGTAATTATGTCACCAGATCAAGAATATCCAATGTCAATCGATGAATTAAATGCTTTAATGGATGGAATAGAAATTGCTAAAAATAAAATTGATGAGATAATTAGTTATATATTAAAAACAAAAATATTTGATGTCAACGGCAAAGACATGTATCAGTTTAAACCAGAAGACTTTGAAGACTTGGGGGAGGTCGAGGAAGGAAATGAAGGCGATGAATAAATACCAAGATTTAATTAATCTTGGTCATATTCTTGGTGGTAAAATTAAAGATTTTCCTTATCCCGTTAAGGTATGTCCCTTTTGTTTGGGGAAATTAACCGTTGTTCAGGCAATTCATTTAAGCACTGATAAATATCAGTATAAGGCACTATATCTAGATCCAAATCCAGAGTGTCCACAATACGATGAAAATGTAAGAAAGGCGTATGCGCGTATCTATTATTCATCAGATGACGCATATGCGGCATTTTATGATGTAAATATGCCCGTCTATAGGTGGGATAAACAGGATTTGGTTAGCTACTATAAGTAGTGGTACAATGTAGTTATCTATGCCAGTTAAATCATGTTCTCTAAATGGCAAGCCTGGGTTTCGCTATGGCGAGCGAGGAAAGTGTTACACATATACACCCGGAGACAAGTCTTCTATGCAAGAGGCTAGGAGAAAAGCAAATAGTCAAGGTATTGCCATAAGGGCTGCCGGGTATGTGGAAAAGCAGAATGTTGTTGCTTCTAGCACAATGGGTTCTGGAATTAAAAACCCACAGCAGGGCTATGGCAAAAAAAAGAAAAAAAATAAAATCATTGAGGATATTAAGAAAAATCTTGATACATGGTTTAGAGAAAGATGGGTTGATATTTCAAGACCCAAAAATAGTGGTGGCTATGAACAGTGTGGAAGAAAAGATGCAAGCACTGGAAGATACCCCAGATGCGTTCCGGCATCAACGGCAGCCCGGATGTCGAAGTCACACGGCTACCGGATTGTAAACAAAATAGCGGATGATCTTGATGAGCAAGAGGCGTTATTAGCCGACATGTTAATCTTTCTTACAAAAAGATATGGGAAATTTAATGAAGATGAAATTGGAGTTTGGGCTGGCTATGATTCACCAGAAGAAAATGATGTTGCTGATATCGGTGTAAAGTGTGCCAACTGCGTACTTTATCAGGGCGAAGGGCTTTGTAAGATTATTTCTCAAGCCGTAGAGCCAGAAGGAAAGTGTAGATTTGCCATTATCCCAGATGGGGTCGTGAGCGAAAATGATATTTCAGAGGATGATTAAAACTTCTTCTGCTACAATGTATAAATACCTTAGGAGGTTATATGGCTAAGACAATTTCTATTCCGGTTGATAATGCCGAGAAGATGATTACTAAGCATAAATTTTTATTAAAGGAGGCCTTGGCTGCGGCTGCGTATCACGAAGAGCAAGTTGATATTTTATCCAAAGCAGTTAAAGATGTCACATACATGCTCACAGAGACAACTCAATCACTTGGCGGTTCTGACACAGGAAGCACCGGCGAGCCAGCATCCTCTGCGCCAGCACCAACAAGTTTTGTTGACGATGGCGCTGCTGAAACAATAAAAAAGAATGATTTAATTAATCTTATTAGGCAATATGAAGAAAAGCATGGTTCTTTTGATATTGATGCAGAAGTCATTGCTGCCTTTCTTCTAACAAAGTAATTCTATGGAAGCCATAGTCGTTGCAGCAATTACTGCTGTGGGTGGTTTATTGGCTGTTCTTGTTCAAAAAGGCAGGGGTGAGAATAAAGACGACCATAGTAAAGTTATGGAAAAACTTGTTGATCTTCATAAAGATGTTCATCATGTCGAGGTTAAAATTGACCATGTTGAAGATAAACTTGATTCTCATTTATTAGATCATACAAAAATAAAAGCAAAAAAGAAATAGTATTTGGCGATCATTCTAGGCTTAGAGTATTCTGAAAATGTTACTCTGGGTGTATAGGATAGGTCGCCTTTACTATTTTTAAAAATAACTTTACAAACTTTAATTTAATTTTATTTTTTGTGCTACGATATTTCCATGAGCACAAACGAAAATACCCCAATCACCGAACCAGAAAGCCCCTGGAAACTTCCCTTTGCAGAGGTTGAAAAGCGCTATGCGGAAGCAGTTATCCGGTTGGGTGAATTTTATAACAAAGCAGAAAGAGAGGTTGCTAGCGTTTTTTATGGTTATCATAAAGGCTGGAATCTACCAAAAATTGTAAAATATTATTCTGTTCCTACCGACATTGCAAAAGAAGTTTGGAACAAGTTAGGATTTGATAAACAAGGGGGTGAAGTCAAAGTGACAAGAACGCGATCAAAGCAGGAAACGATTGTTGGATTTTTGAAAACCAATGTTGGCAAAGTTGTTACGCCAGCAGAAGTTTCTCAAAATCTAAATATTTCACTTCCAACCTTTTATAACTTTTATAATGCCAATAGGCATTTCTTTAGAAAAGTTAAAAGAGGCACATTCGAAATTCTCAACCCAGATGTTGAGAGAGCAAATTCCGGAAAATAATTTAGGCGCAGCCACTTTCAGTTATGATACTTAAGACTTCATGCTTTGATGTACCCATGACATGGGAGCAGGCTGCGTTTAAATCAGCAGATGAGCTTTGGAAAAGATATGAGACATATAAGAATTTCAGCATTCCGCCTTTTCTGGATGCGTTTGAGACAGAAATTTATAACTTAAGAAATGCAATTAACTATTATATTAAATCAGATTTATATCTAGAAAAAATTAGATGTTCTAATGAACAAACACAAAGACCGTGTGATAATCTAGACCGCGATGAACACAAATTTCTTTGGTCAATAATTGCAAGCAATGCAATTAAAGCAATTGATCGTCTTTATCCAAATAACAAAGCAAGGCTTTTGGACATTTTGCTGGTAGTAATAAATAAACAAAAAGATTATGGGCATCACAATGTTGCAATGTTTGGTATTACAGGGCTTGTAATTAGACTACATGATAAAATTGCAAGAGCAGAAAACATTATGAAAAAATCAGATATGGCAAATGCTGTTGTTGGAGAATCGCTACACGATACATTTTTGGATATGATTGGATATTCTATTATTGCCACTATGTGGTTAAATAATACTTTTTTATACGATTTGAGTGGTCAAAAATGAAAACTATTCTACACAATCATCTTATGATTCGTGGTTTTGCCAAGAAACCACCAATTAATGCCGAAATAACATACAACTGGTTAAAATATCTTGTTAATAAAATCAATATGAAGATTATTCGTGGACCGTATGTTTCGTATGTCACGGAATCAGGCAATCGTGGCACAACGGCATTTGTAATGATTGAGACATCACATATTGCATTTCATGTTTGGGATGAAAGTGACCCAGCAATGGTGCAGTTTGATCTATACACCTGTTCTTCTCTCGATGTTCCAATTGTTCTTAAAGAACTAGAAACTTTTTTTGAAATGGGAGATTATCAGTTCCTTGTTTTTGACAGGGCTGAAGGTTTTGTATGTACCGATGGAACATTTTTAATCAATGCAGAAAAATAGTATTCACATCGAACCCTGGATTAATTCCTATATCCAGATTGTAAAAAGAAAAATGAATCTTATTGAATGGAAAATTAATTTAGCAAAAAAACCATGTCCAAGCGACTCTCTTGGTGAATGCGATGTTGTTTATGGCCAACATGCTGCTACGATATCTTTAAATAAAAATTATAAAAAAGACAAACCGGAAATATTAAGAAATACAATCGTGCATGAATTATTGCACTGTTATATGTCCCCAGTTACGGAGTCAGCAACTCAAGTTATGGAGCCATTTGAAGAAGATGCTCACGGTAGAAAAATTATTCAAGCTACAACGAATGCAATAGAATATCAAATTGAAAGGGTAATTGATCGACTGGCAGAAATTATTTCTCCAACCATGCCGTTGCCAAAAATGCCAAATCTAAAGAAGGCAAATAAAAAGAAATAAGCTCTCATGGCGAAATCGGCAAACGCAGAGGACTTAAAATCCTTCACCTTCGGGTTTCTGGGTTCAAGTCCCAGTGAGAGCACAAACCATAACTGGGGGTTGCAAATGAAAGGTGGGAACTATGATTATTCCAGATAATATGTTAGTTCATATTCAAAAAATTTTTGCTGGCGAGTATGAGATTGCCTTTAATAGCCCCAATCCTATAATTTTTGATGTTGGCGCAAACATTGGCGGTTTTACACGGTGGGCCAATGCGCGATGGGCGAATAGCGAAATTGTTTGCTTTGAACCCGTTAAATCAAATTTTGAAATGCTTCAAAAAAATACATCTGATATAAAAAATATACAATTGTTTAATGTTGGGGTTGGATCAAGCGATAGAAAGCAAAAAATTTATTACGGTAAAAACAACATTGGTGAAGCAAGTTTATTCAAGGGTAATCAACAAATTGACGATGGTGAAGATGTTGATATAATAGCAGCGGCCTCGCTACCAGCCTGTCATGTTATGAAAATAGACACTGAGGGCTCGGAGATTGAAATTCTTGAGGCATATCAGCATGACCCGGCCGTGTATCTTATTGAATACCATTCAGAAGAAAATCGTTTAAAAATTGATGATTATTTACGTGGAGAATATATTCTTATGGGCTCTCATACCGATAGACCAAATTATGGAATTGTAAAATATGCACTTAAAAAATTAATTTCTGGTATACTTTAGTTATGTACGAATATCGGGTAAAAAAACTTTATAAAGTCGTAGATGGCGATACAATTGATGTGGATATAGACTTGGGTTTTGATATCTCATTTTTTCAAAGAGTTCGCCTTGCGGGTATTGATACCCCAGAGTCAAGAACCAAAGATCTTCTTGAAAAAAAGTTGGGTCTTGAGGTAAAAGAAAAATTAACAGAACTTTTAAAAAATGCTACCAACATCGTTATTAGGACAGAAAAGCCAGATTCAACTGAGAAATACGGTAGAATTCTAGGCTGGGTCTTTGTCGATGATTCAAAAACATCAATTAATGAACTATTAATTAAACAAGGCTATGCGTGGAATTATATGGGAGAAACTAAAGTCAAAGACTTTGAGCTATTAGCAAAACGAAGAAAACAAAATGCCTGAGTTAAACGCCTCAATCCCGCCAATCGAATGTTATGTCCGGGGCAACTTCCTTCGTAATCAAGTTGATAGTCACGAATTGAGATTTCCGTGCGTAGTATTTGGGGTGGCTTCAATCCCCGACAGAGTGCCCCTATTTCATTTTCTAATGGAAGATGGCGGAGTTTGGTGGAGAGCACCTATAAATGCGTTCTGCGCCCACCCAGACGCTCCTGAGGTCAGTTTATACGATCTTGTCATGTGGAACAGCTTCTCATCTCATATTACGGTTAATATCTTCCAGCACATGAGGGGGATGTCTATGACATATATTGACCGGCATAAAAATAAAATAAACGGTAAATATATGTTTACACTAGACTGGCATACTCCAGACATTAACATCCTTGATGGTGGCTATTCGGTAAATCCAGGGCAACACAAATGTGGGCATGTAATTGCAAGAGAAGATGGCAATTATGCCATCCAGCCCAATAACCGCATTAGGCTATGGGATCCATCTTATACCACCAAAAAAGGCGAGAACTTGGTTAATCGATTAATCAATGAAACTGTATGGGATGTCGAAGATGGGGAGAAATGGATCACATCAGATGACAAAAGATATGATTATGATGTAGTGGCCAAAAAAATTACTACCCCACCCCAACAGCCTGCTTTGTTTGATAATCATGTGGTCGAATCAACAAAGTTTTATGATTCGGAAATTATTAACAAATGGTATTGGGAGGACGCTAATGTTTAAAAAAACCACCAAATGTTGCAGACATAAGCCAGAAGTTTCTTGCAAATGCAATTGCCATGAAAAAAAAGCCAATGGGAAAAAAGCCAATGGGAAAAAGAGATACAAATGGCTGGCACAAGAAAGGCAGGCTTTTGCTGACGGTGTTCGCAATAAGGCACAAACTTTTACCAACCGCTATAAAAAAACAAATAAAGAAGCCTGCCGGAAATGGAAGTGGGACAACCCATAAAATTAATCCCGGATTTTTATTTCACATATGATATAATAGATTTGGCATGAGAGATCATCATGCTGCTTAGGACGTTGTTTTATCCCTAAGCGGGCTAATTGTAAAGCCCGGCCTGTCCTGTCCCCGCATTTCCACCGATAGGACAGGCTTTAACCCGGAACCGTTTATACCAAAAATTTGAGTATATATTTTTACAGGGTTATGCATCAATTTAGGGGTGTAGCGAACGTATGTTCGGGGGGGTCAATGGGGGTCAAGCGAACGCCTGTTCGCCTATTTCGTCAAGCTCACAATCGCGCAAGCCTTATGGGGCAAGGGTTCTAGGGCTATTTCGTCAGATTTGCGTTCTGCGTAATCTTCCACTACTGTTTAGGTATCGGCAATCCCGCCGACACACAACAAGGAGACACAACGCAATGCCCCGCAAGCCCCGCAATCCCAAGAATGCCTTCTATCGCCTTGACTACGAGCGAGGTGACGAGAACAAGGGCGTGACCCGCAAGGTTGTCAAGCCCGCCAAGCCCGCAATCAAGGCGGTCTACAAGGCACTCAACGCCAAGGTTGAGATTGCCCGCAAGCGCAATAACGCAAGGCGGGTCAAGCCCCCCTATGTCACGCCCTACCTACTCAACGCCGTTGCGACGGTAGTAAACCTGCCCGCCATTGACAAGGCGCAAGCCCGTGACAACAACGCCCCTGTCATTGTCATTGACGCACGGCTAGTCGTTCGCAAGGTTGGCGAGACACTTCACCTGCGCCCCGACAATACCGTTCGGGCAAGGCTTATCACGCTTGCCACGCTTGACAAGCGGGTTGGCAAGGTGTCCTACCTGCGCTACCTTGCCAACAATCACCCCAACGCTGTCAAGGGTCACCCTGACGCTTACAAGGTGATACTGTTCCGCACCAAGTAGCACCCGCTACAACCCCCCCCCACCCCCACCCCACCCCCCACCCCCGCTTACCCGCAAGGGTAGGCGGGGGTTCTGGCGTTATGGGGTTCAGTCGAGCGGGCAATCTGACGACCAACACCAAGCCCGCAGTCTGACGACCAACACGCCCAGCGTAACATTACAGTTTATGGTCTCAT